CTGCTGCACGAACGTCTGCGCGGAGACGCCACCGTACCAGTCGTCGGACACGATCACGTCGTACAGGTAGATCGTCGCGTCGCCGTCCGCACTCGCCTGTACCTCGAATCGTCGCGGCGACTGGCGATTGTCGTTAATCAGTTTGAGGATTCGATTGGGCATCAACCTGTCCATTAAATAGTGTGTCGCCGCCTGGCACCGGCGGCAGGTTCTCCAGCTTGCGCACCTCGTTCTGCCGGATCCATCCCGGCTCGCCAGCGCGACCGAGAGCACTCCGGTAGGCGTCGTAACGCGACTTCGTATCACCGCGCAGAAGCGCCGACGCGTCATACGCAATGCTGGTCTTGCCGCGCCGGCCGAGCTTGCGCTGCATCTCCTGCTCGATCTTCGTCATGTGCCGCCCGAGCGTGTACCGGACAAAACCGGTACTCATCTGCTCGATGCCGCTGCCGAAGCTCGTCTGCTTCTCGATCTGGCCGACCATATACGGCGGCACACCGAAAATGCGCGCGACGTCCTCGACGGTCAGCTTCTCGCGGTCGATCAGTTGCGCGTCAGCAGCCGTCATGCTGATTTTCTGCACCGTCAGGCCGCCGCCGAGTGCCACCGGCGCGTTGGAATTTTTCAGACCACCGTAGCGCTCGACCCACTGCTCGCGAAGCAGCTTGATCTGCTCCCGATCGAGCTTGGCGTCGGTCGAGAGAACGATGTCCGGTCGCAGGCCATCGGTCAGCATGTTTTCGCCAACGTCGCCGGCGGCCAACGCCGTGCTGACCGGTTGCCGTAGCACATGCCTGAGCTGCGACATGCCGCGCAGTCCATCGAACCCTGGCCCCGGGACATGCAGCATGTCGTCCTGATCCACCGTCTCCACCGTACCGTCGAGATTGACGATCGTGTAAATCAGCCGGTCGTCGTACAGCATCGGACTGACGCTCGTCGGATGCAGCGGCTCGATTGACTCGACATTTGCCGAGAACGGTGTGGGCCGATGAATGCGGGAGAACAGATCGCCGTGCAGCAGGAGCGACTGCCCACCAAACTCCCATCCCATCGCAGCGGTCCATCGCGGATGCATCTGCTCGTTGAGCATGTACCAGATGTCCGACTTCACCGGTGCGATCTCCTCGCCCGACACGGTGTAGGTCTGCAGCGTGAGCTGGCCGAGCGCACCGCCGATCAGCGAGACGCACGCATAGACGGCGCCGACTGCGAGCGCGTTCCGCTCGCTCACGGCCCTGCGACCGGGTGCATTCCCTGTCAGCCACGAAAAAGCTTCCGATCCGGGCACAGCTTCGGAGATCGGGATGGTTCGCCCGGTTGCCGCCGATACGGCGCGTTGCGCCTCGCGCCCGGCTCGCCAGGCATTCAGGATCGAAGACCCTGAGTTGTTTGGTGTCGTCATAAGGCGATGATTTCCGGTGTCGGTGCTGGCTGATGCACCAGCGCCCGGGTCATTGACATGCAAGTGGCGACGATCGGATCGATGCGGCCCTCGGACGTTTTCTTGTTTGGACGGATGTTTTCGTTGGTGTCGAGGAGCAGCGAGACGTTGCTGGCACACCAGCGCAGCACCGGGTTACCGTTGTGTCGCAGGCGTTTGCTGTAGACAAGCCGCTCAAGCATCTTCGAACCCGGCGACAGCCCACCAAAGTTTTGCGGCAACTGCACCATCGGCACATCCTCTTCGAGCAGTTCGTTAGCCAGGTGCGTCGCGTTCCAGACGTCGAATGCGACTTCCTTCACGTCGTACACATCGCACGCTGCCAGCACGGTCGACCGGACGATCTTGTAGTCGAGCACGTCGCCCTCTGTGACCGTCAGCCATCCCTGCTTCTGCCACTTTTCGTACGGCGCCGCGTCGCTCTTCGACTGCTCGTCGACCTTCGATTGCGGACAGAAGATCCACGCCAGCACATGCCATTCGCCGTCCTCTTCGTCGGGCGGGAATACCAGCACGAATGCGGTCAGGTCGCGGGTACTCGACAGGTCGAGGCCGCCAAAACATTCCCGTCCCGCGAGCCCTCGCGGATCAAAGGCACTTTGCCCCGCATCCCACACCTGAATATCGAACCAGCTCAGTGCGCCGTTGACCCAGATGTTCAGGTCTTTGGTGAGGAAGTTGGCTTTCGAGCTCGGCAGCTCGGCGGCCTTCGTTGCCTGCGAGACCATGTAGTCGTGCGTCTTCGCACTGCCCAGACTCGGGTTTGCCTTCGGCCACACCAGGGGGTCGAACGGATCGTCACCGTCGTCGAGCGTGTAGATGTAGCCAAAGAAACTGTCGTCCAGTTTCTTGCCCTGCAGGATCAGCGCGAGGTAACCGCGAATCTCGGTGCAGATGCCATCGAGAATGTAGCCGGCCGTCGTGATCGCGGAGATCACTGGCTGCACGCGGGCACCCAGTGCCGACTCCATCACGTCCCACACCTCGCGCGTACGATGCGCGTGCAGCTCGTCGACGATAATGGCTGACGGATTCAGACCGTCGAGCGATTCGGCATTCGCCGGCAGCGGTTTGAACACCCCGCCGCCAGCGGTCACACGCTCCTGGTTCGTGCCGTCATAGATGCGCACAGCCTTGGCAAAACGTTTCGATCGCCTCGCCCGGCGCTTGTAGTTCTCAAGCGCCGGCTTGAACACGCTCATTGCCTGTTCACGCGTCGTCGCAATCGTGTAAACCTCGGCGCCGATCTCACGATCCATCAGGAACAGGTAGTCGGCAATCCCCGCTTTCCATGTCGACTTGCCGTTCTTTCGTGCGACCTCTTCATAGCCGGTTCTGAATCGCCGCCGCATCGTCGCTTCGCGGCGCCAGCCGAAGAAGATGGCGGTCCAGAACAGTTGCCAGGGATCGAGCGTCAGCGGCTTGCGCGCCTGCTCGCCCTTGATGTGCGTGAACTGCGTCTGTATCCAGTCGATGCAGTGCCAGGCGTGCGCAGGGCTGAAGACCAGCCCACGCGACGGCCCCGCGATCAGGTCTTCGTAGTGCCGCAGCACCGCGAGAAAGACGAATTCGCCAACGAGAATTTCACCGCGCAGCACAGGGAGTCCGTAACGGACGTCCCACGGCTGAAGCACTGCCGGCGTCAGGCCGGCAAGGCGCTCGGGTGCGAGTGAGCGTGATCCAGCATCTGATCGAACAGATCGTCCTGCGGATCCTCCGGCTCGATCTTCGACTTCGCAATCAGCATTGATGGCACTGTCAGGCAGGCATCCGGCAGACATTTGAGTAACCCTTCCTTCAGACCCTTCGCGACGAAGTACAACTGGTGCGGTTGCACGTGGCCGTTCGGCGTAGTCACCATGAACGACCCGTTGTTCATCGTCTCGTAATCACGCAACTGCAGCTCGGCCTTGACCCAGCGCACGAAGTCGACCGCAGCGATCGCAAGCACCACGCCGCCGACCTTATGCGGTACGCCCTCTTCGCGCAGCATCAGGCAGAGGTAGTCCCACACTTTCCGGTGCTGCGATGTGAAGTGCACACCGGGCGGTGGCGGCGGAGATTCGATCCGCTTTCCAACGCGGTCGGACGTCGGTCGCGCAACTGCGCCTGCGTCTACCGCCGTATTCGTATCGTTTGGACCCATGGAGCGGCTCCCGTTGATTGAGATGACTAAAAACTCGTCTTGCCGTTTTCAGCCCCTCTGCAAGGCAGGGAATTTAGCCCCCCCCTCTCTGAAAATTGCTCGCCGAAAAAATGGCCCTGAACGGGCGGTTCTGCCTGGGAGGGGCCAGGGTTTTGATACCCCCCTGTCGGTCGGTGCCATTCAAACGCCGCTCTGGCGGCGCGTGGAATCGCCTCAGCGGCGCTCGCGCGAGTGCTTCGGCGTGACGCGGACCACGTGTGCGCGGCCCGTCACAGCGTGTCGGTTCGCCGATGCGATTCGCGGCCCGTCTTGAGCTTGTGGCATTCGAGGCAGATCGCCTCGAGGTTCGAATCGTCGTCAGTGCCACCGCTCGCCTTGTTGACGATGTGGTCGACGTGACTGGCAGCCTTCACGCGACCAGCGCGGCGGCACGGCTGACACATACCGTTATCGCGTTGCAGGATGCGCTTGCGCTTCTTCTGCCACATCGCACCGTAGCCGCGCTGCTGGCGTGTGCCGCGCTGTGCGTCCGGCGTCCAGCCTATCGACTCGCGCTTGTGTTCATCGCAGTAGCCAGGCACGTCAAGCAGTTGGGAACATCCGTGGTGGCGACATGGTGTCGGTGCTTTCTTCGGCATACGTTGTGGTCAATAAAAAAGCCCTGAAACTTATGAGTTCAGGGCTTCATTCGAAAGCGTTTTCCCGCGATCGTTCTATTTACCAAGTCTTTCGTTCCAGAATCTTTCGACATCTAAATCGTACTGTTTCTTGCCAAATTCCTGTATAAGGGCCATCCGAGCGAGGCCACAATGCAAGTAGAAAACGCCCTGCTTCGTCCTTTCAACCAATACGGAATGAAGTTCGTCACGCTCAGCAAACTCGACGACTTTCTCGCGGTCTTTGTTCATTACAGCGGTCAGATGCTTTGCCAGCAATTTTCTAAGTTTCCCAACCGTATCAAACTTGAAGAATGACAGCTCCATCATTAGGCCGTCATAGTCCTCATTTGGACCGTGGTTTTCGGCAGGGAACACGTCGCTCAGGATTGCAGCGAGAAGATCGACGTTAAGCGGTTCGTCCGTCCCGGCATCTTGGGCGTTAGTCTCAATATAAGCTTCACGTGCGACAAGGACACGCTCGAATTCCAAGTCAACCGTTTCGAGCAAAGCTGATACCCGATGTATCGTTCGCCGCACTGGGAGTGGGATGCTATCTTCTTGCTTGTACTGCAGCTTATGAGACGCTGCCGCCCAGATATGCTGAGCCAGAGTGCGAACCTGGACCTCTGCCTTAAGAGCCCGGAGTCTCCGAAAGACAGGGACATCCTTCCAAGCATCTGGAATACGGATGATGTAGTGTCGTGAGTGGTATCCAAACTGTGTATCAGAAAGGCGCTCACCAGTGTCTTCTGCACTGAGTACCTCGAACGTATCGTGAATCGCCTTATCCACACGATCCAAGTCGCGCACGAACAGAAGGATGATGCGTATCCCTACGAGATCATCTAGATCTGTGATGGCAGCCAAATTCAGTGCCTTGCGCTCGATCTTCTCTTCGATTGATGACCACTGTTTAACACGTGACTCCATCGGAACACCAGTGGAAATGTCATTCTCGACTAAGAGACGATCAAACTGTTGCAACAATACTTGGGTCATCCGCTCGGCATCGGGAGCGCAGTCCAAATAATCGTGT